CATTGAGTAAACATGGGCGCTTGATGATGTGGTCAATGTAACTGTACGACCAAGGACATTCCAACTAAAAGAGTCCTCAATCTGACGCTTGGCATCGTTGACAAACAAGCCAATCAGAGTTGAATAGGAAGTCTCATTGTTGGTAGAAACTTGGGTTTCACGCAAGCGAATCAATACATTGTTAATCAGTTGTAGGAATGTCATATTCGTTGCGATCCTTCAATTTCAAAAGTTGCAATGACAGAAATAGTAGAACCAGTTTCTGAAGTAGCAGATATGTAATCACCCTCTTCCAACACAATATATTGATTAACATCAATCTCAGCATAAGTTGACTTAGATGTTAGTGTGTACTCATTGGTAATTAGAATACTGGTGTTTGCACTAGAATCGTACCAAGTAAAACTAATGTGTTTATTTGATGAACCATTGTTTGAGGCGTGAAGAAGGACGCACAAAGCATAATAGCCAGTCGGTACTGTAAACAGCGTAGTAGCCGTATTAGCAGTTAGATTAGTACCGACAGAATATGGTCTCATTTGTTCCTCTTAGAGATAGCTTTGGCTTTCGCCCTAGCGTCTTCCTTGGACGATGCACCCCAAGCTCTAAGAGAAAGAAGAAGTCGGGTAGGCTTTCCATCTTTCATCTCAGCGCCAGGCATATTGCCCATTCGTGCTAAAAAGGATGCCCTACGAGGGTTATCTCCCGACTTTACAGGTGCTTTTAAATTACCACCAGTTTCTGCATTATAAGATGCTCTCCCCTTGGCATTCAAGCCCCCAGAAGCAGATTTGCCTTCTTTTCTTTGCCAAGCAGGGGATTTCATTTCTTTTTAGCAGTCTTAGCTGCCGCCTTAAATGCTGCCTCAGTAGGAGCGCCTTTAGAGCCAACCTTACGCATCTTTTCCTTAGAACCAGCCTTGATGCGTTCTTGTTTGGCATTGATGTTAGCGTAGAGACCTTGTTTCATTTCTTGACCTTTCGAGCCTGAGATAAAGCAATGGCAATAGCCTGTTTAGGCTTCTTGACAATAGGGCCACCTTTGCCAGAATTAAGCGTTCCCGCCTTGAACTCTCGCATGACCTTAGAGATTTTGGCCTCTGCCTTTTTCATTTGCCACGACCTGATTTCTTCATCATATTGGTGGCAGTACGGCTACCACGAACAGGCATAGACTTAGGCTTACCAACAGCAACCATGATGGTTACAGGCATACCTTTAGCCTTCTTAGGTGTCTTAGAACTGGTCATTTTGGGTGATTTGCTATACATCATTTTTCCTTGGTAATAGGGCCGCCACCTTTCCACGCATCACAAGTGCGAGCGGAAGCACAAGTGAACTGAAACAAGTCACAATAGCCGAGATCAGCGGCTTTAATGAACTCTTTGTCATAAGACAATTCGTTTTCGCCTTCATCCTTCTCTAGTCCACCAATGATGCACTCCATCATCTTAGGAGTCTGGATAAAGGCCGCACAATTACCGCAGAGCATTGATTTAATGCTTTCAGTAGGTGCGTTATACATCTTGGCTTTCTTTAGCCAAAACAACTCATTGGGTTCTTCTGGGTTAGGTGGGCCATAGCCAAACTTCTTGAACGCATTGTTGCGGTTCTTCAGATTGATCTGAATATCTTGAGTGGCTATAGGACAGATAGCACCAGATAGTAAGCTCATCGTATTACCTTAGTCGCAATAAACGAAATAATGCCACCAACAACAGATGCAATAGCCATCCCAACAAACATACCGCCCTTAGACTTGTTAGCCATCTCTAAGAGGGCTTTAATGTCTTCACGCATGGCATGAACTTCTGCCTGTAAAGCCTCAACTTGGGCTTCTAGTTTGCCAAACTCTCTTGGATCAATATCAGACATTTGCTACTTTCTTTGGTCTTCCTAGCTTCTTGACAGGAGTAGGAGGTGATAGAACTACTGGTTTTTCAAAGGACTCTTTTTCTTCTCCATCAATTCTGACATATCCTGCATGACCTTTCATGCTGTCAATATCGTGCTGATGAACAAATGTAACTGTTTGACCGCTTGTTAAACAACGAAATGTAGCCATAAGAATCCTTTGAAAAAGGGGGTTATTAGCCCCCCTTTATTAAACTACTGCACGAGCAACGATAAGTTGCAATGTAGTAGATGCTAAGTTAACAGCTGCTGCTGTTGGATTGTAAGTAACGATAGTGACTGTGTTAGCGGCTGAAACATAGGCTCTACGAACCAAACCTGCTTCAGATACGCCAACTGCCATACCGAGAACCATATCACCTAATGCAACGCCTGGAACTGTTACTGTGTCTGTAGCGGTAGATACGGTATCTACTGATGCGCTATCGAGAGTACAGGAAACATCCCAAGTGTCTGTAAAAAGACCACGGAACTGGTCATTACCCCTACGGGAGGTAACTGCTGTTGCTGCTGCCATAAATTTCTCCTAATTAAGTTAAAAAAGTCCCCCCACCACTAGGATGAGGGGCGCAACTGCAATTAGGCTGGAACTGCCAAAGCAAAGGCGGCTGAAGCGTTAGAAGCAGTGCTTGTTGCGCTAGTACGCAGAGCCTTCACGCCATACAGAGTGTCAGCAGTAAACAATGTACCGAGGTACTCTTGTTTGTACTGAGTCTGTGAACGGATGCCCAACTGCTCAACCAACACCATCGCATCACGATGACCCATCAAGCAGATACGATCAGTGGTAGAGTTACCAGCGCCAGTATCAGCATTAGAGGTAGCAAACACAGCCATGCCGTAGAGCTGACCAATTTCACCATTGCGGATTGCATCGCCATTGCCGACAAATGCTTGCTCAGTGTAACGAGCCAAACCCATCAGCGTGTTACGGCTTGAAGGTGGGATCAGGAAGAAACGACCATCCATAGGAATGTCGTTGTCATCCAAACGCTGAATGGTGCGACGAATAGCGGCATCAGTCAAAGCGGCAGCGTTAGAGGATGTGCTGTTGTAAGCAGTAGTACCATCAGAACCAATAAAGGCTTTGGTAGTAGTGTTGCTAGTAGCATAGTCATCAGTACCAACTGTAGCGCCATTGAAAGCACGACCCAAACGAACCAGATCGGTGTCGATACGACGAGCCAAAGCATAACCAGCGTCTTCTGTGTAGAAAGAACGCAGTGATGTCAGGGCTTGCACTTCAACGATGTCTTCGATTAAGCGTGAGTACTCATAGTGGTTGTTGATCAACACTTGAATGTTGGTTTCGCTGTTAGCGATCAAAGTCACTGCATCAGTAGCGGCTTTTGCAGAAGCAGAACCACGAGCAGGGCTAGGAATGTTAACAGTGTCACCCTTTTTGCCTTTGAAAGACATCTTTTTGACCAAATTAGCCAAAACGAGGTTCTTTTTATAGGCGGCAACAATTTCATCACTCCAAATCTCTGGAATAAATGCGGCTGCGGAGGTAGTGGTTACACTATTTGTTGGGGAAAATGCGGTATTAGCCATGATTAAATTTCCTAAGTTAAATTATCGAACACGACCTTCAGAGTACGCTTGCATGATTTCATCACTCAATGTTTCATATCTCTGTGGGTCAGTCATCTTGAGACGAATGAGGTCACTCCTTCGATAGACTCTCTTTGAACTCTCTCCAGAGCCACCTACATCAACTTGTGCGGCCTTCATGCTTTTTGTCCTCTGTGCGTTACCCGCTTGTTCAGACTCTTTAGCTTTAATACCACGCAATTGTTTGAAGGTAGACAACAATTCATTAGCCGAATCATAGTCAAAATCACCATCAGCCTTTGCATAAAGACCCAAACGTACAGGTGAAGATTTCACCCAGTTTTGGAACTCGGAATCATTGACTACTTGGGAGTAATCAGGGTGATCCTGCGCTAACTTCTGCTGAATCTGCATCCTTTTGAACTCTTGACCAGCTTGTCTAGCCGCAAGTACATCAGGATGTCTATCAATCGTATTCTGAACTGCTTTCTGAGGGTTCTCAAAAAAATCAACTTCAGGTTCTTCCTCAACTTGCTGTTGTTTTGATCCGAGGTTCTGCTTGAGCAACTCATCAGCTAATTTACGGACTTCGCCAACCTCTTGGGCTTGCTTACCAATGAGCTTTTCAGCCTCTTGGTGCATCCGTACTATCTCTTCTAGACTTTTTGCCCTGTATTTCTCAGGAAGTTCAGTTTTAGACTCTTCTACTTCGAGTTCGCCTAGCGGCTCTTTTTCATCATCAATCAGCATATTTTTGTTCCTGCCAAAATGGTTGTAGGATAATCAACTCGGCTTTACGCTTATGAGTTGGCTTTGCGCTCTGCCTTTAACTTATCAATGTGTTTAGCCTCAAACCGCCCATAAGAGGACGGGAAGTGACCAGACCAACCTTCTAAGTTAAAGTTAGGTGCGCTTACGATACGATGGGCTACCCCACCGCATCCACACTGAATACTGGAGACCTCATAAATCACCAGAGCCTCAGTGCGCTGCCCGCATTCGCAAGCAAATTCAAACATTCTTCTCATTTAAGTCCTCGTATGCTCTTTCACTAACCCATTTCAGGGTTTGTAGCCAAACTAGCATAGAAATCTCACCTTTGCGAAATTGTAGACTTTTTTCGTCAGAAATGGTAGAGACATTATTCATAGATTCAAGCATTTTGTCTACATCTTGCATTAAATCTATCCACCCCTGTTTAGAAAACAGATCAAATCTGTCCTCGTAATATTTTTGAAGGTCTGGACTCATTTTTCTACTACGTCCGTCACTGTATCAAGTTTTTCCTTCAACATGGCAAAGAAAGCATCTCTACCTACTTGAAGTTGATCAACATTGAACTTAGCAGACGCTAACTTTCGGTCAAGGTCTGCTACATGGTTTACCAATACTTGTTGTTCAGGAGTCATATCCTCGAACTGGTACTCTACTCCGTCAATCGTCAATGGGGTTTTTGTGTTGTTGCCCATGATTTTCCTTTAATGTGCCACTAAGTTCAGGTAGTGGCTTCCTGTTTAACTTATGCTTGCCAAGGAGTTCCGCTGGCTTTTACAGGGTTCTTCAGCAAAGCAATCTGAGCCGCCAAAGAAGCCTCTGTCGCTGCTTTGTCAACAGATTCCCACACCCATTCCAAAACAGTAGCTTCTGTGAGGTTTGCGTAAGGAATGGTAGGAGTGCCTTCAGCCCATGAGACTGTTGCGTAGGCAGAGGCAGAGTGTTCTCCGTCTACTGCTGTTGCGTTCCAATGAACTACAGAAACAAACCCTGTAGCTACGTCACGTTCCATTGTGTTAATTGACCAGTTAAATGTAGTCATGATGTTTTCCTTTAGTTAGATTCGAGTTGTGCCACACGGACACGGAGAGCTTTAATTTCAGCAACAAGGTCAGCAATGACTTCAGATGTTGCGGCTTGCATTGATTGATAAACTGGTTTTCCGTCTGCATCTACAGCGTCTTTTGTACCAGTAACGCTGTCGGCATATATCTCTTGAAACTTATGAGCCAAGAAACCACGAGTGCGTGAGCCGTTAGAGTTCCATGTGTATTCAACAGGCTCAAGAGCATCAATTCGTGCGCCTTGCCCTGTCACAGCACCAATAACAGTTTTTAATCTGTAATCTGATGTGACATTGTAAGTTGTTAATGTTGAAGTAACAGAAATTGAACCAACAAAACTGCTCCAACTACCATACACAAACTGCACCGCATTTCCATCCGAGTCACGCCTAGCATGAAGAACTGTTCCTCCGTTAGCACCTGCTGATGTATATGCAGTAATAGTTCTGTTGTTTCCAGTTACACCAATTCCAGACAAGGAAGTCGCAGTATCCGATGTTTGCCCCACCAGCAAGTTACCGCTTGAGTCTATACGGGCACGCTCGCTAGGTCTGGTTGAATCAGACGATCCATCTGGGCGTGTCTTAAACAACAAACTAGCGCCAACCGAACCTGCGCTAAATTCTTCAAAACCAATTGCCGCACTTGCCTGGGAAACAGAGTCGTAATAGCCAAAACCAATATCACCTTTGGCTTGAACACCACCAGCGCCACCATTTACATTGATGCGCAAAACTTCTACATCATTTGTGGAGCTGTAAAGGGTAAGCAACTTGTTGGGTGCAGTTGTACCAATACCCAAATTCCCACCCGAATCCAAAGTCATTGCCTGAGTAAAGGTAAAGGCGTTTCCTGCTGTGCCTGATGGGGCGTTATGCCAAGAATGAACACCAGATGTTTGCTCATATCTTGTAGCAAAGTTTGTGGCAATGTAGTTATATGCACCACTTGATGTTCTATACGCATTGGTAAGAATTTGTGTTTCTGGTGTATCAGTTCTGCCACTTAAACTTGATGTAGAGCCTATTTGAAAAGCACGATAAACACTATTCCAAGCACTAGGAGTAACTCCCAAGCCTAGATTGCCTGATGAGTCGAGGCGGGCGGCTTCTGTTGCGTTTGTAATAAAAAGCAGATTGGAAGCGGCTTCAGTTCCCATTACCATAGAACCAG